CCACGTCGTTCCTCGACTTGGCGAACTTGGTGACCGCGGCGGCCGGGTACGCGCCGTTGGTCCGTACGCTGCCTGACGCCCCGACTGGGGTGCGGTACCGGGTGGGTGACCCGGTGGGGATGCGACAGTTCCACGAGGCGAAAATAACCGTGGAGGAGGGTGTCTCCCGCGCCCTGCGGACGGCCTGATGCCTTTCCGTGACGCGGCCCGGTTCGCGTTCCGTGGACTGCTGGTGGCGGTCGGGCTCACGTCGCTGCTGGCGGTGAGCAGCGACCACGCCCACTACCGGGAGGCTAGTTGTACTGTTTCGCCGTCTTCCACGTGTCATACCCTTCACGGGCTTTGCCGGCTTTCGTGAACTTGGACCATACGTTGCGGGAGTCTGCCCACGGATCGGCTGCTGTGATCAGCGCCGCGTCCATCGGGTCCGGTGCGGGAGTCGGGGACGGCTGAGGCGGGGTGGGGGTCGGGTCGGGAGATTCGACCTGCTGAACCGTCCAGAAATCCGAGGCGAGGTTCGGGTTGGTCAGGTACTGCTGCGGGAACGTGAAATAGCCATCAATCCCCCAGTCGACGCCCCATGAGTTGCGACAGATCCACGTGCCGTCCGGCTGGTATCCGACTGCGAGCACGCAATGCCCGCCGAGCACGGACTCACCCTGCCCCGGCATGGGCACGACACCGGTAGCGGCGACCGCGGCCGATTCGAACGACTCGTACACGGTGAACCCGATGACGATCGGGTACCCGGCCGTCAAACACGCCTGCATGTCCGCCACGGTGCCGGGTACCCGCGCGTACTTCACCGACTGCCGGGACGCGCCGTCGGCGAACGCCTGCGGCGGGGGTTTCTGCGTGAACTTGGAAATGTCGTACGGCCAGTCGGAGTCCGGGGGGCAGCCCCACCGGTTGAGGCTCTTCGTGCCGTCGGTGATCGTCAGGCCTGAATCGGAGTTGACGGTGTTCTCCAGCGTCCGCCCGCAGTAGTAGACGAACAGCATCGACGGCTTGAAGTTGGGGGGGCCGCCTTGTTTCGCCACGTCGAACGCGTAGGCGGCGCCCTCCCCGTGCGGGACGCAGGCCCCCAAGTCGCCCTGATCCCACACGTCGGGCAGGTACCCGGTGGACCGCAGGTCGACGCTCGCGGCGGTGGCGCGGCGCTGCGCCGCAGTGAACCGCAGCACGCGGTCCCGCTGGTCGGGCAGCGACGGTTTGAACCCGTACGATCCGCGGATGGGCACTGGCGCTCCTTAACGTGGTTGAGGGCATCGTATCGGCTGCGGTTATGCGGCCTCGTAGAACACCTGCCAGTTCAACTCGCTGCCGCTGGCCCACGTGCCCGTGGAGTTGCTGACCACGGTGGAGGCGCCCAGCGGCCATGACGCCGGGTACCGGGACTGCATGGTTGTAGACGTGGCGGCGAACGCCACGAACATTCCGTTGCCGGCCGTGGTCTGCGTGACCGTCCAATACCCGATGCGCGGGGAAGCGACGGTGGTGGCGGCGGTGACCGGCAGGTCCAGCACCCAGTTCCCCGTCCCGGCGCTGGCGCTCGTACCGAGGATGATCTTCCCGTAGTAGCAGATCAGCTTCCCGATCTGCGTGTACCGCCCAACAGCGGTAGCCCCGGTGCCAATGGACGGGTTGGTGGTGGTGGCGGTCAGGGTGGGCGTGTAGGACACCCACGCACCCTGCGCCTGCTGCGCCGCGTAGATCGTGTTGATCGGGGTGAACACGCGGGCGTACCAGGCCGCCTCGTTCGTCAACTCCCCGTCGTTGAAAACCAGCGACGGTATCGGCAGGGTCATTCCGGTCCCTTCACATGTAGGTGGCTATGCCCATCTCGGAGCGCCCACTGACACCCATCACCCATCCGCCGGGGGTGGAGACCGCCCGCAGGTCCAGCGTCTGATCCCACGAGGTGCGGGACAGGTTGGTGTGCACCCCGAAAATGACCGCGTCGTCATTGACGAGCGACGTGTCCGTGTCGGTGACGGTGATCCGGTCCCCGAGCTGCAGGGTCGGGTCGGCGACGATCGCCACGTTCCGCCACAGCGGGCGCGGCTTGTACAGGTCGATGAGCAGGTCGGCGGCCGTGGACAGGGCCGACGTGTAGTCCTGCACCCACGGGTTCGCGGCGACCGCGAGCAGCCGGTCCCCCCTAGCCGATGACGCGGCCCCACCATCGACCGGCGCGGGGAACTGCACGTCGGCGATCGACACGGACGATGTCGAGGTGGTGCTGTCGGTCGCGGTGGACGTGGACACGACCAACTGCCCGCCGACCGCGAGCGCCGGCTGCCCGACGGACGTGGACGGGAACCCGGCGTTGCGGGGGCTGATCAGGTACACGGTGAACGGGTTCGGATTGACCACGGCCACCACCACCGTGGCCGGGGCGGTCTGAGTCACCGTCATCAGCAGGTTGGACACGGCCCCGGTCGCGCCCGCGCCGCGCGCGGCCCGGTACCCGGACGTGGACGTGATACCCCCGTTGGGGATGATCCCGGTGGTGGTGGCTAGGTTCACGACCGGGTTGGGGGTGGTGACCGATGTCGTGAACGTCTGCCCCGGGCCGATGCTGATGACGCTCGACGCGGACCAGATCTGGCTGAACGCTTGCACGGCGAGGTTGTTGACGGGTACTTGCACGTGGTTGGCGACGGTGCTGTTCCCCACCTCCTGCGTCAACGTTTTCAGCGAGTAGGTGGCGGTGACGGTTCGCGCGGAGGTTCGCGCGCGCAGTGTGGCCCGGTTCCGGAAGTAGAACACGCCCAACTCATCGAACCCCGCGATCCCGTTCTCCGCTTCGGCGATCTGCTGGATGACGGCCCACGTGTCCTGCCCGGTGATGTCCGGCACGGCGGTCAATGTGTTCAGTGACGCGTCCAGACTGACCAGCGCGGACGGGGCGAACCCGTTGTTGGGTAGGGGTGTGCCGCCTTCATTAGTAATCTGAATGGACTCGGCGGGGCAGTAGTGGGCGATGTTGACGGTGGTGACCGGGTTGGACGCGTTCGCGGTGGTGGTGGCGCCGGCCGCCGTCTCCGACGCTGCGTCCACGGTGAACACGCAGGTGAACGCGGCGCTGCTCGTGAAATGGGCCGCGATGCTCAGGTAGTGCCACTGCCCGTCGTTGGGGACGGTGAGGGTGGCTGGGGTGACGGTGGTGAACACGGGCCCGCCGGCCCGCACGACGAACACGTACGGCTGCAACGCGGCCCCGAGGCTGGGGGCTTGCGCCCCGAACGTGACTTGGGAGATGTTCCCGCTGACCGACCCGGACCCGCCCATGGTGATGTTCACGGCGTCGTTGGGGGTGACGATCCCCGCGTCGGTGGTGGGCTGGATCCAGCATTCGGCGAACCACGGGTCACCGGACGTGCCGATGTCCCCGGTGATGGTGCCGTTCGGTGACCCGACAGGCGGCACGTCGTAGTACTGGACGACCGTCTCGGCGGGCACCTCGGCCGCGAACTTCCCGGGCACGGTCGCCGTGTTCGCGGTGAGCACTGTCGCCGCCGCCGCCCACCCGGTTTCCGGCCAGGCCCCGCCGTGGTTGGTTTGCCGGTACACGCACAGGTTGCGGGGCGGGGGGCTCGTATACCGGCCGATCGACTCGCAGATCAGGTTCAGCACCCACCCGGAGGTGAGCATCTGGCCGAGGTCGCCGTCGCCGTAGGTGGCGGCCACCGTGTCGGAGGAGAACGCGCCGAGCGGAATCGGCGGGGCCGTTTTCAGTTTGTCGCGCGCGTCGAGGCAGGTGAGGGTGACGGCCCCGTTGGCGGCGTCCACCGTGTAGTCGTCCACGGTGCCGGTGAAGATCGTGTACGTCTCCGGGATGGCGCTGCCGGTCGTGTACACGCCGGCTTTGACGGTGACCGGAGATTGCAGCGCGTCGGTGCGGTATAGGGGCGACGCGCTGTTCGACGGGTTTAACAGCCAGGCGACGCTTTTGCTGGCGCCGGGTGTCTGATCGACCAGCCCGGACAGGGTGATGGTGGCTGATGCGGCCGGGTATCCGGTGACGAGCCGCGTCCCGTCCGGCATGTCGGTGGTCAGCTGCCGGTCCACCGTCAGCGAGTCGACGGCGAGGCTGATGTCGTTGTAGGCGCCTTCACTCAGTTGGGAGGTGGAACGGTTCGGGTCGCCCATCCACACCGCGCCGTCCGTGTCCCCGTCGAAGTACGTTCCGAGGGCGGCGGTCTGCTCGATCAGTACTGCGTCCACGTAAACCTGCGTGCCGGCCGCGGGTGCGGATGCGGGCCGGATCCTGATCGTCGCGGTGGTGGCGGTGGCGGTGAACGACGCTACCCACCGCTGCCACTGGTCGTTCAAAGTCGTGTTGCCGGTGGTGGTGGACCCGGCGGTGATGTGCACAGCGGGGCTGCCGGTGGGCACGTACACGTACCCGGTGGTGGTGTAGGTGAGGCCGGGGGTGGTGGCGAACTCGTAGAACACGTTCGGGTCCGTCCCGGCAGTTGACGCCCACGTGACCAGCAGCGACCGTGTCCCGGCGAACGCGTGGGTGGTGGACAGGCTCAACGTGGGGGGTTGCCCGGCCGCGCCCCATAGGGTTGTGGAGCCGCTGAACGACGGGTCGGTGCACAGGTTGATCCGGGACAGGCCGCTGGCCGGCGGCAGCGTCCACGTCACCTGATGTTCAACGGTCGTCGCGGCCCCCGCGATCGTCGTCTTGTACAGCGCGGTGGATGCCTGCATCAGATCTCCGTGAGGGTGATGCCGTGGTCACGGGCGTACAGCAGCGTCGACTGTGAGGTGAGCGGCGCGGCGGACAGCACCCGGGCTGTCCCCAAGCCGATGACCCACGGGTCGGGGGGTGTGCGCCCGTACTGGACGAGGGGGCAGGCGAACTGCAACACGGAGGTGGACGTGTTGCACAGCAGGTTCGGCACTGTGTATGCGGCGGTGAGCCCGGCGGGCACGGTGACGGTGAGCAGCGTCCACGCCGCCGAGCCGACGGTGGCGGTGGCGGTCTGCGTGTTCACCACCGTGCCCGCCGTGGTGACGGCCAGGCCGCGCAGGGACACTGAGGGGGTGCCGGACACGGCCCTGGCGTACACGCTGATCGACGTGACCACCTGAGGCAGGTACGGGGGGGCTTTCGCCGTGTCCGGGGTGAACACGGAACCGGTCCACGTGCCTAACCCGGCTTGCGCGCCGTTGGTGGCGCCCGTCCAGCGCATCACCCCACTGGTGGTGATAGGAGCAGTGACGGTCGGGTCGTAGGTGAGCGGCTGCGCGCTGACCGACGCCGACCATGCGCTGATCGCTTGCAGCGGCGCGCCGAACGTGGACGCGTGCACATGCAGGGCGTTACGCCACGACGGGTCCACGAGGCAGAACGGGCCGTCGCCGAACACCCCCGTGTAGAAGGCGACCAGCAGGTCCGCCGTGTCGGGGGTGCACCCGGCGAACCCGAACGCCCACGACCGGCGTCCGGTGGCTCGCCTGGTGACGGCGGTGCCGCCGTTGAGCAGGTCGTGGGTGACTTCCCGTCGGGACAGCGGGTCCGTGTAGGCGGCGTCCGGGGTGCGCATCGTCTGCATCGCCCCGGGGGTGCCCAGATAGTAGGTTTTCAGCCCGACCGGGGGGATGGTGATCGGCGTGGTCACACGCGCCTCGCGTTAGCCTTGTTGGCGTCGTTGACAACTTTCGCGAGGGTCAGCCCGTTCGCGACGAGTTGCACGGGCCGGTCGGCGAGCGCGGCGGCCAAAGCGCGTATCTCGGCGAGGATCACCGCCGAATCCACCCCGGTGGAGCTGCGGAGGCTGCGAGTGGTTCCGGTGCCGGGGTCGCCGCTGATCGCTTTCAGCAGCGGCAGGTACTTCTTCGTGTTCACCGCGTCAGTGACCCATTCGCCGTTGGACAGGGCGAACAGCCCGGCCGTGTCCGACGTGCCGCTGCCCGGCCCGTACACCATCCCGGCCGGGCCGCCTGACGCGCGGAACTGGATGCCGTGCGCGGTGGCCAGCCCGCCCGTGGAACCGGCGCCGGACGCGCCGATGAAACCCTGCTGCGCGATGTTCTTGTTGACCGTGTTGATGGTGACGGTGGACACTTTCCCGTCCAGCCGGGCCAGTTGCCGTTCCAGCGCGGCGATGTTCCCGGACGCGAGATCGCGGATGCCCACGGTCGGGTTCCACGACCGGCCGGTCAGGTAGGACAGTTGCAACCCGATCTTGTTGAGCACGGACACGACAGGGTCGGTGCCGATGGTCCGGACCCGGGTGGCGACGTCTTTCGGCAGGGCGAAATAGTGGTCGGCGAGCCGTTTCGCCTGCGCGCTCGTCAACCCGAGTTGCGAGGCGTCTTTCACCAGCGCGTCGTAGGTTTGGGTGCGGAAGATGACGGCAGCGTCTTGGGCGGCCTGCCCGGCGCCCCGCGTCGCCACCTCATGCTGATACGTGGCGCCGGCCGCCGACATGGCCGCGTCCTGCATCTGCTGCAGCGACTGGATCAGCGGGGCAGCTCCCGCCTTCGTCACGTCAACGAACCCGGTGCGCAGGTTGATCGCGGCCCGCTGCGTGTCTTTCAGCGCGAGCGAGCCGGCTTTCACCTGGTCGGACTGCTGTTTGAACGAACTCGTCAATGCGATGTTCGCCTGATACCCGGAGGCGACCGACCCCTGGTAGGACAGCATGTCCCCTTGCAGCGCTTTCAGGTACGAGCCGAGCAGTTGAGCCCGGTCCGCTGAGGTTCCGGTGCTGGCGGAGAACTTCGTCAACGCGTCCAGGAACGCCGACCCGGCGGCCGACGCAGTATCGTACGCGGTTTGCACGGTGAGCACCGCGTCCGCGAGCCGCTGATTGTTGACTACCCCGTTGTTGATGGCCGCATCGGAAATGCCCAACAACGCGGCATAGCTTTTCACCGCGTCCGCTGACACGGAGAACCGGTTCGCGACCTGCTGGACGGAGTCTTTCGACGTTCTCAACGCGCCCCACGCTGGGGACGCTGCGAGCGCGTCCAAATGGGAGGTGTACTTCGCTGCCGCGTCCGCCGCCTTTAGGTACTGATCGTGGAGCAGCGCCACCGCGAACAGGGTGTCGCTGGACGGTTTCCCCGACGCCCGCCACGTGTCGACCAGCGCCTTCGTCTGCGCGTCGGTGCCGCTGATCGCCGATGTCAACTGGTCCTGCGAGATGCCGGCTTTCGCCGCTTTTGCGGTGAGGCCGTCCTGCTGCAACTGGTACTGCACGCTGGACCGCGTGGTGTCGTCAAGCGCACCTCTCGACTGGATCAGCGCGTTGTAGAAGTTGCTGCTCGCCGTGGTCAGGTTGTTGAACGCAGCGGTGCCGCTGTGGCCTTGTTCAAGAAAGTTGCTGAGCGACTTGCCGACGGAGTACACGGCGAACCCGGTGGCGGCGGCGGCCCCCGCGAACTTCGTGAACCCGGCGGCCGACGTGGCCAGGCCCGCGAGCCGCGTCTCGGCCAGCGCCCCCGACGCGCCCAACCCGGTCAGCGCGGTCGATAGGGAACCGAACACGCCGGCTATCCGGTTCGCTGCGTACAAGGCAACGAACACGTCGGCCAGACCTTGCAGCACGGGCAGCGGGAAGGCGTTCACCGCTGAGGCGAGGGTGCCGATGATCCCCACCACCTGCGTCCCGATCGGCGCGAACGCCGCCACTATCTTCCCGGCCGCCTGCGCGAGCTCGGTGAGGACGGGCAGCACCTTGTCGAAGTCGGCGCCGAGGGTGGCGGCGAAACCCCCCCCGGCCGCCCCGGTGGACCATTTCTGGAAATTTCGGGCGGCGATGTCGGCGGCCTGCCCCACGTGCAGCAGCAGCGGCTCGAACGTCGTCAACCCGGCGACCAGCCCGACGATGACGTGGCTGCCGATGTCGCCGAGTTGCTGCCCGAGGAGGTTCACGGAATGGTTCACGCCCGGCATGGCCGTGTTCAGTTCGCCGACGGCCGACCGGAACCCGGGCAGGACCGCTTTCGCGGCGGTGGCCTCCAGGGTGCCCAGGTCTTTCTGCAGGAGTTGAATGCCGCCCCGGAACTGGTTCCCGACGGCGGTGCCGGTTTTCATTCCGGCTTGCACGCCTTTCACGGCGAGCACCGCCACCCCGGCGCCGGCCGCTATCCCGCTCAACGCTGCCGCTGCCGCCACCGCGACCGGGACGAGTGACGGCCCCAGGATGACGATTGCGTCGCGCAGCAGGCTGGCGGACCGCGCCGCGGTCTCCGTCTTGCCGCTGGTGCCGTCCAGTTCGGCGTTGAGCGCGGCCAACTCGCCAGCGGCGGCTCCCGCGTCCACTTTCACGCGGATGTCCGGGGATTTGCGGGCTATGTCATCCAGTTCGACGCGCAGCGCGTCGATCTTCGCGACCGCGTCCTTGTCGTCCAAGTCGACGCCGATGCGGTCGGTGACGCCGCTGATCTCGGCGCGTATCTCCGCGATCCGCCGCTGCGCCGGGTCGGCGTCCGCGTCCAGGTGCAGGGTGGGGAGCGATTCGATGGCGGCGCCCAGTTTCGACCGGAGCAGCGCGTCGAACTTGTCGATATCTTGATTCGCGGCGCCCAGCTTCTCAGCGAGGGGTTCCTTGTCCGCGTCGATCTTGATGTCGACGTTTTGCAGGGCCGAGTCTTCGACCGCTGATGCGATGTCCTTGCTGATCGTGTCGGTGAGCAGCCGCAGCCGCACGTAGGCTGTCCCGACCACGTCAGGCATTTACCGTGCCCCTGCCGCGTTCACCGGGGCCGGCAGCGTATCCCCGGTCGCGTCGGTGGTCGCCGGGGAGCGGTAGGTGTCGCTGTCGCCCCGGCCGATGGAGGCGAGCATCGCCGGGTCGGGGCCGAACGGGTCGTCGCTCGGGTGTTCCCGTTCCAGGTCAACGGCGATCAGGTGGTCCCACACTTTCCCCCGGGCCGTAGCCGTGCCGCCCGCGAAATGCTCTTCGAACGCGGCGTAGGCGACGGCGTGCAACTGGTCCACGGTCAGCCCGTCGTGGTCCCGGCCGGTTGCGGCGAGGAGTCGTCCCCGTTCGGCTGTGCGGCGGGTGGTGTACCAGTCGAGGACGGTTCGTCCCCCCGGGTAGGGAAATTCAGGTACTCGTCCAATAGCCAACTGGCGATGTCGTACAGGACTGGGGCGGGAATCTGATTGCCGCGCACCGTCTCCCGGAACCGTTCCGCGTCCTGCTCGGGGATGAACGCGTTGAACAGTTGCAGCATCGTCCGGATTCGCTGGATGCCGTTGCTGCCGGTGAGCCCGGCGATGTAGTCGAGCACGTCCAAACTGGACACGTCGTGGACGGCCCGGCAGTGGAACACTCCCCCCCCCACCTCGAATTCGGGGGTGGTCTCGGTGCGTTTCGGCGGGTCGAAGTTGAACACTTTCCTCGGCACGCGCATCCCCTTCCCTCGGGTTCGTCTGCGGGCATCATCGCCGATGGGCGGCTTAAACTGTCCGGGTGAAACGCGGTACGTTTGAGCGGACATTGCCGTCGTGCGTGGTTCCCGCCGATGGGACGGTGACGCTCACCGGGAACGGGTGGGTGGCGTGGCATCCGGAGCCGCGCCGGGAGTCGAGGCCGCTGCCGCCGGAGTGGGTGTTCCGGGAGCTGCTGGCCGGCGATTTGGGCGACCCGACATGGCTGATGGCGGTGGTGAACCAGCGGGGCATGGTATGGGGGTCGACCCGCCGGCTGCGTGACGACGACGTGACCCCATCGGAGGCTGGGGACGCGCCACTACCCCCGGTGGACAGTCCACTGGCGGTGACGCACCTGACCGTGGTCCGCAACCACCTAGCCGCATTGGCGGTGGCCGCCGCCGAGTGGTTGGACCGGGACGCAACTGGCGCGGAGGTCACGGCGGCGTTCTGGCGGGTGCTCGACGCGGGGACGGCCCGGTTCACACCCCCCCGGGTGGCGCGCAGTGAACGGCTGGACGGTGACCTTTTCGAGGCCGGCTGCTGGCAGTTGTTCGCGGCGACGGTGGACCGGGTGGGGGTGAAACGCTGCCGGAACACGGGGTGTGGGCGACTGTTCTACCGGCAGGACGGTGCCGCCCGGTACGGGCAGCGGCATTCAACAGGGGTCTATTACTGTTCGGCGTCCTGCCGGTGGTCGCAGAACAAACGCGACTACCGTCGTAGACTGGCGTTGACTGGTAGTCAAGGACTGCCGTAGGGTTGGGGGATGGCTAAACCCGACCTGCCTGTGCGGCTGATCGCGGCGTTCCTCGCGTCCCTGCTCACAGGCACGCTGACTGTCGCTGCCCTGATCGTCACCCACCCGTCCGCGCCCGGCCCGGTGGAGAACCCGGTGCTGCGGGCGAAAGATGCCTGCACCTACCCGTATCAGGGGGCGACGTGGGATCAGAACGAGGCCCCGTCCACTGTCGAGTACGTGGGGGACAGTCTCACAGCGCAGGTGGGGCCGGTTCTCACCACGCTCGGCGGGCAGCGCTGCCACACCATCGATGTGTGGGCCACGCCGGGTGGGGCGCCGTGCGACTTCCTGCCCGGCTACGGCGCGCACACGGCCGCTGTGGCGCCCCGGTGGGTGTCGATCGGGTTCGTCGGTAATGCCACCAGCCAGTGCATGCTCGACCACATCGGCTGGTCCCGCCCGCCCGCGCATCTCACCGCGGACCAGGTCAGCCTGATCGGCTACTGGTATGAGACGGATCTGAGGGCGATGGTGCGCTGGAACCTCGCCAACAACATTCGCACCCTGCTGATCCTCCCCCCGCAGATGAACCGGGGGACGTGGCACGGGCAGATGACCGATGAGCTGATCGCCCGGTATCAACGGGTCGCCGCCGCGTACGGGGGTGTCGGCGTGGACGACGGGCCGCGTGACGCGTTGACGCCGGGCGGGGTGTACCGGCAGTCGGTGAGCGTGGCGGGGGTGGATGTTCCGGTGCGCCACACGGACGGGACGCATCTGCACGCACCGTACGGGACGTGGTTGTACGCGTCGGCCGCGCTGATCACACCCACCACGCTGTGAAGGATGCTGCGATGAACGAGTACGGCCCAGCACGACCCTCGCCCCGGCGTTGATGAACGCGATCGGCGAAACGCTCGACGTACCCGTACGGGCCCTGCGCGGCGCCCCACCCCGCTACTCTGACGCGAGGCGCCGCCGACCAAACCCTCCCGGTCGGCGGCGCCTCGCGTCTACCTGACGACTTCGTTAAGGCTGCGGGTCAGGTAGTCGTTGGGTCGGGTGCCTGGATGGTTGACCCGCCGCGTGAACACCACCGTCCCCGCCACCACGAACCGTAACGCCCGCGCCCGGCGGGGGGTGATGATGTGCGGGCGGGATCCTGCCGATACGACCTGCGCGTAGCCGCGTAACCGGCCTCGGTTCGCGGGGGACACCCCCACCCCGCCCTCCAGGTAGCGGCCGAAGTCGGATTGGAGTCTTTGCGCGTGAATGTTGCCGGCCATCCGGCCGGTGCGCTGCGGGGCGGCCTGTAACTGCCGGACGGCGAGCGTGTTCATGCGCCGCTGGAAGTCCCTGCCCGGCGCACCCTCCCACGACAGGAACGCACGCAGCGCGGGGATGTTCTCCACGTAGGTTACGGAGCCGGCCATGCTTCAACCGTTAACGTCATCGCGACACCGTGGAATCCGCCTTGGGATGCAACCGCGTTCACCAAGTGCGGCACCGGCTGGTAGTCGCGGTTGCCTAAACTCATCGCGGCGTTGATCAGTACGGCGGTGTCGCTGCTCACTCCGGCGAGGTCGGCGGTGAACCGGGTCGGGTCGGGCGCCCCGGAGCGTGGCACGCCGGCCGGGTTGGCGGTGACGGGGCGGACGATTCCCGCGTCCAACGTGAGCGTCCACACCGGCAGGTTGCCCTGCGGGTGTGTGTACTGCCCGGTCAGGTGCAGGTCGGCACCGTCCGGTTCGGGCAGTCCGTGTTGCACGGACATGAGCATCGCGTAGGTCATGGGACAGTCCCACGTCGCGTTCCCGGAGGTGAGGATTACCCGGTCCGGTAGGGCAACGGCGTCGGGGAGTGCGGCAGCCGAGTCGGTGATCGATTGCAGCACGTCCTGCAGCCGGGTGGTGATCGTGTCCGCGTCGAACGTGACGATGCTCGTCACGGCTGTCACCGGTTACGCCGCCGCCGGGGCCGTGGTGGGCACGACGGACGGGTTCAGTTTCACCGGGCCCACATTCCAGCTGGCCCACGACGTGAGCACCGATGTGACTGCGGCCAGCAGCGACACTTGCGCCACCTGCACCCACGGGACGCTAGTCAACGACAGGAACGTGTTCGCGGCGAGGAACGCGAGCGTCGACTGGACGAACGTGAGCCCGGCCCGCAACGCGACCTGCAGTGCTGGTGTCAACTGCCGGGACAGTGGGATGGCCGCGACGGAGGTGAGCAGCGCCACCACCCCGGCGAGCAACCCGATGTCTAGGGCGTGCCAGAACACGATCCACCGCAGGGCGACCCCCAACGCGAGAAGTGTCGTCGCCAGCGTTTGCACGACCGTCTTGCCGGCCCGTTCCAAAGCGTCCACGGTCCATGTCGTCACGGCGGTCACTGCGCCTCCTGCGCGGTCGGGGTGATGGTGATCGTGCCGCTGACCGTCCCGGTGACGGGGCCGCCGGTGGCGGGGCTGATGGCTGCGACAGCGTTCCGCACGGCGGTGACCTGCTGCGCGAGCGCCGTGATCTGCCCGGCCAGATTCGCGAGGTCCGCGTCGGTGGGTAGTGCTTTCAGCGCGGCGTTCCGGTCCAGTTTCAGCCGGGCGCTCACCCCCCCGTTCAACGCGGTGTTCGCGTTGTCCCTCGCCGCGGCACCGAGCTGCGCTTGTATGACGTTGGTGACGATCTGCGTCAGTTGGGTGGATGCTGCCGGGTTGAAACCCTCCACGGTGGCCACGGCGTCCCCTATCCCATAGTCGGCTTCTATCTGCGTGATCGTACGGGGTGTCACGTTCATGTCGACGTAGGAGCCGAACGGCGCGCACGCGCGCGGATACCCGGCGGGTGACGCGTAGGGCAGCGCCCCGTAGTACTGCCGGGCGTAGTAGCCGGCGGGCGTCGGGTCGACGCTGTACCAGGCGAGGCGTTTCTTCACCCACGACGGCGCCCCCGGCCAGCTGCCGGCCCAGTCGGGGCCGTTGCCGTAGCCTTCCGTCTTGGCCCGGCCGCCGGACCACCCGGCGAGCGTGTCCAGGAAATCGTTCGCCTCCACGGAATGGTCACCGGGTCCGGCGAAACCCGAACCGGATTCCATGTCAATTTCGGGCACCACCCGTGGCGGGCAGTCCGAGCCGAACAGGTTCCGCAGCCGCGTGAAGATCGCGCCGGACTGGCCCGGTTGGAACACGACGTAGGGGAGGGCGACCCTGATCCGGTCCGGGTGGATGTCGGCGTAAGCCCAATTCGCGGTGGCGTGCCCGTCGGTGCTGGTCCCGGAGTCGGCGCGGAACCCGAGCATCGGGTACGGGTAGGTGCCGTCCACCACCGGCTGGAACACGCTGATGTCCGCCCAGAACGTCTGCCCGGCCGCTGAATACAGCATCCCCTCGTCAGGGGTGTGCGCGAACAGGGTCAGCGGGTCCGGTTCCCGCCAGCCGGGTGGCCGTGGCCGGAACGCCGCCCGCTGGCTGTAGTCGGCGACTGGTTCACCCATCCGCGTCACTCCCCGGCATTCACGTGTGTGGCCCTAGTGTGCCCTGTCAAGTGACCTGGACGGTGGATATGCGGCGCGGCGGCGGCAGTTCCGGGGATGACACGCGGGCCCGGGTCTTCGTCCCGACGTACGTTTTCACCACCAAATCTACGAAGTACAGTCCGGTGCGTCCTTGGTCTAGGAAGTCCTGCGGGTCGATCAGCGTGTAGGAGACGCCTTCCCGGGTCAGGCTCGTCACCCGTTCCGGCAGTTTGCAGCCCGCGTCGCACGCTTCGGCGAGCGCGAACTGCTGCGCCAGTTGGTTGATCGCGCGTTGAATGTCGATCGGCGGCGCCGAGCCGTACGTGTAGTCGACGCTGATGTCGCGGGCGGCGGGCGGCGGGCGGGTGCCGGTCCACGGCATCGTGGACCACGGTGGGGGGGTGGCGATGTCGTACAGGCCGCCCGGCCACCACCAGTCCTGCGGCTGCAGGAGCCACAGTTGGCAGTCGTTGTTCAACTGATAGCCGGATGGGTCGATCACGTCCCCGGACGGCCCGGTCACCGAATGCACCGCCGAGACGGGCTGCCCGTACAGGTTGATGGTGCGCGTCGCGAACGGCACCCGGTACACGTCCACGACCCGTTGGGCGGGCCACGTCCACCGCCAGCCGATCAGCCCGGCGAGGATGCGGGTCGCGGCAGCGGTCAGGTCGGGGGTGGGGATCGGGGCGCTCATCGCCTACCGGACCTCGATTCCACGCCGAATGGTCGGGCTGGCGCCGCCCTTGCGGGGGGAGGGGGTTGAGCGGCGCCAGCCGTCTAGGACACGAACCCGTTGGTGATCGTCGGAATGGACGCGGCCCGGTCGGACTGGTACGGGCGGTCCGTGGGGATCTGCAGCACGGGTGTGCCACCGCCGGGGGCGAACGCGGCGTTGCCGAAACAGAACCCCTCCAGCACCGTGGCGATGAACCCGTTCTCGATGCTGCGTGTCCCCGTCAGCGTCAACGTGCACTGCGGCGCGACATGCACCCAGTAGGGGTTCACTGACGCGACCCGGCCGTTCACGTACGCGTAGGACCACACTTCCACCCCGACGCCGTACCCGACCCCGGACGTGGTCAACTGCCCGGACTGCAATGATTGGAACCCGGTCACGGCGGACGAACCCGGGTTGGTGAACGTTGCCCCCCCCGCCATGAGCACGATCAGCTCCGGTTCCGGGTTGCACAGCTCGATGTGCACCGTGTAGTACTTCAGCACGTCCGGGGTTTTCAGCACCTGGCACAGCGACCCGTCGGCCTGCTTGTTCGCGATGTCCAGCCCGGCGTCGTTGACGGGGGTGAATTGTGCGTTGATGAACTGGTTCGCGACCCATACGCTGCCGGACGTTCCGGTGAGGGGTGTGCCGGACACGGACAGCGCGGACACGCGCATCGCGACACCGCGAACGGATGTGGCGTGGTCGGTCAATGTGGGTGGCATGCAGATCCCCTTCTTAGGTGGCGCGAACCGCTGTGGACGCATCGAACTCCACGGACAGCGCGGCCAGCGTCGTGAAATACGTGCGGTTCGTGGCGTAGTCGTAAGCCTCGGTCAGGTCGGTGACGGCCCCGGCGTGCACGACGACCGGGCCGGTGGCGGCGACACCACTGGTCGGGTAGGCGGGGGACGCGACGATCGGGGTGCCGTCCATCGTCAGGTAGAACTCCCCGGATTCCGGGGTGGGGGACATGGCGTTACCCGCCGACAACTGGATGGCCGAGGTGAGCCCCAAGTGCAGGACCGGCGCCTCCCCCACCTCGCCCGAGTAGTACTTGTCGAGGACGGCTGCGACGGTCTGCTGCACGGTCGCCGCGGACGCGACGGTTTCCACGTCGCTACTCACCATGAACGGGGCGGTGTTGTCCCATCCGGGGATGCCGTTCCACAGCACGTATGCGGCGGCCCGCTGCTGCTCTGACCGCAGGTCGGCGTGTATCCCGTCCATGAACTCGGGGAAGTCAACGGCCAGGCACCGGTTGGGCCGCATCGCGGACACCATCGCCCCGAACGGGCGGATCGTGTACAGCACGGACGGCGCGTTGAACGACCCGCCCGCGACTTTCGTGACGTTCGCCCGGGTGCACAGATCCTGCACTACGAGCTGTTCGGCGGAATGCTGGTAGCCGCGGTCGTAGGGGACGGCCGACCATGACCCGTCGCCTTGTATGACGGTGGCGACGTCGAACAGGCTGGACACTGGTCAGCCTCCCCTCACGTCCGTGGTGAGGTGGACCCGGCCGCCCCCGTTGGACGACGACCGGGTCGCACCCGTCATCAGGAAACGGCCACCGTCTGCGACGTCGCGCCCCGCGCGTGCGTGGTGCTGGTGACCTTCAACGATTCGAGGCCGACCTTCGCGACGCCCTCGAAGTCTTCAGTGAACTGGATGTAGTCGTTGGTGCTGACCAGAGTGGAGTCCCGGACCACGCCGATGTCCAACGTGCCCCCGTCGAGGAACAGGAACGTTCCCGGCGCGAACAACTCCCACACGAACGACGTGGGGAAGTCGGCGAGCGCACCCGCCGACTGGGCGGTGGCCACCGACGCGTCATCCAGGTACCACGCCACGTCGATGTTCCGCCCGGAGATCCACGACTGGATCTGCGCGTTCGACTCGGCGAGCACGTCGTCCGTGGTGGGCGACAGCGACCATGCGACATCTTCCCGCATCGCGTCCCGCACCCACGCCGGGACGACCGCCGACAGTCGGGCTTCCGGGTCCATGCGGTGCCGGGCCCGGTACGTGACGCCAGCGCGGGCCAGCACCCACAGGAAGTCCCTGGCCGTGCCCAACTGCAACGCGGACGTGACCGCCGTGGACAGGGTGCCCATCGACGCGAACAGGGTTTGCTCGGCGAGTCGGGCCTGCGCGACCATCCCCAAGTCGGTGTTGCGGGCCACCATCTCCGGGTAGGCGCGGGCCATGAAGTTTCCGAACTGCATTTCCAGGGTGACCGCTGAGATGGCGACGGTCTGCTCCTGCCCGCAGGCGACGATCAGCTTGTTCTTAGTTGCCCCACCCGGGTTAGCGTCGGTGGCGGCGGTCCACACACCCGTTGAGCCGGTCACCCCGGCCAGCGATGGGGGGGTGATCCACCTGATGCCGCCGCGCTGCGCCCGGAAACCGGGCAGCGCCGACTTCAGCGGCCGGTCGGTGGTGCCCACCCCGAACACGTCATACCGGGATTCGAGGGGTGCGCAGTACCCGCCGGACGCGATCAGCGCCTGCGTGTGCGCGGGGTTCCGGCCGACCGCCTCAGCGATCTTCTCCTGATTGCCGGCCGTGTCACCCGCGACGAGGGTTCGGGCGTCGCCCACATCAGGCGCTTTCACCGATGCGACACGGACATGCTCGCCGCGGCCTTCCGCGTCGCGCAACGCGCCGATCTTGTCGACCATCGCCTGAATGAACTGGTCCCGGTTCTGGAACGGCTGCCCGGCGGACACGTCGGGCACGTCGGCCGCCGCCACCACTGTGTTAGACGCCGCGACGGGGGTTGCCAGCGGCTGGCGGTCTTCGGGGACGCTCGGAGTGTCCACGCTGGCCTCCTCCTTGTTGTCGGCCTCAGCAGGCGCCTCGGCGGGGTTGTCTGGGGGTTCCGCTGGCGTCGGCTGCGGGTCGGCGGCCGGGGCGACGGGTGGCGCCGGGCCCGGTTCGGGGGTGGGGGCGGCTGGCTTCGGGTCGGCTGGTCTGTCCGGCGCGGGCTTCGCGTCCGGGGTGGCGGCAGCGGCCAGGTCCTGGTCGGTGTCGGTGTTCGCGCCCGGGTCGAGGGACGCGTCGTCGTCGCCGTCCGCGTCCGGGTCGGCCGGGTCCAATCCACGGGACTGCGCCTCGGCCTGCACCTGATCCAACGCGTCCGCCGCGCCGGACATCGCGTCCAAATTATCGGCGGTGTCGGCGTCTTTGAACGCCTGTACGATCTCGGTGAGCAGCCCGGAAAGGTCACCGTCGGACAACTGGGAGAGGTCTGCCAGTTTCGACTCGTACCCGGCGCTGTCGGTGGGTGCCGTCATGCTCGACGCCTCCAAAGGACAGGGTGTTGATCCTCGGAGGGGAGCCCTTACAGCACGCCTCTACCTAACTTGGCGGGATGTTAGCACACGCCCCGATTCTCACCGGGGAAGCCGAACATCGCCGCTGGCGTTCAACGGGTCGGCCGACAGTGATCTGCGCAGTCGCACGTCGAACACCGCGTTACCCATCCACAGCAGTTGCGTGCCGGAGAACACGCTCAGCGACGCCACGGCCAGCCCCGGCGCGGACAGGGCGGTAGTGGCGGCGACAACAGCCAGCGTCACGTAACCGGCGGCGGCGGCCACCCGGCAGATCGAAGTGCGCAGCAGCCCCCGGTAGACGGCCGGGGCCATCGCGGTGCGCGTGGCGTGACGTTGACTGCGGAGCCGGACCAGCGCGGTCAGCTGGATGACCAGCGACGCCATCGACACGGCTAGGAACGCGGCGGTTACTAGGCCCGTGCCGTTATCACGCACGGCCGCCGCCGTGCGCCTGCTCGAGGTCGGTGACCCGCTTGTGCAGTCGCGCGTTGTCCTCGCGGCCGGCCGCGAGTTCGCTTTCAAGCGATTTGATCCGCTCCTGTAGTCGGCGGGTGCGTTCCTCACATTCGTCGCGGGCCTCGGCGATCAACTTCTGGTACTGCTCGTCTATCCGGTCCAGCCGGTTCTGTAGTTGCAGGTTCCGCCCGGACAGCGCGTTGTTCATCGACCGCCACGACACGTTGCGGTCCTCATCAGCCCGCGCGGCATCATCGGCCGCATCCTTGGCTTTCCGCGCGGCCCGTTCCCGGTCGGCTTTGATCCGGTCCTGCCGTCGAAGCCCCAGCACGATCACCGGTCCGGTGATGATCGGCATCGCGAACAGCGACAGGTAGGTGGTGAGTGTGCCCGCGTTCACGGCAGATCCCCAGCCGGGCCGGGCACCTCATTCGCTGTGTTCACCGTCTTAGCGGAACGGACCAGCAGGAACGTGTAAACGGACCAGGAAACCACGTTGACGATCGTGGTCCCCCGGTCCGTGAAATAGCGTATGACGAACGCTGACAGCCACGAGACGAGCAGCACGCCCGTGACCGCGTGGGCCAGGATCGCGAACCACAAGGCGCGCACCAGCAGCAGGTGAGCCATCAGCAGGAGCCCGCACAGCAGGTACAGCAGCCCCCACGACGGGTACGGCAGTTTCGTCAGCAGAATCGCGTAGCTGGGGGTGTTCTCGAACCGGGACCGCTGCCACACCAAACCGCCGCCGATCGCAAGGCACACCAGCGCGAGCACCACCCCCCAGGACGCCCCGGTCCGCGACCATCGGTGGTGGGGTCGGTGCCTCACCCGTGGACCCGGCGGCGCAGATCCCGTTTCCGCAGCGCGAACTCCACCCGGGCGTCCACGGCGGCTGTGATGTGCTCGGGGAGGAGCATGTCGGCCATGCGGCGCATGAACATGTCCTGCGCGCCGGCCGCTACCAGAGCGGTGACCGCACCGGACGCTACGAGGCATTCGGCGCGGGGGATAGGGAATCCGGGGGCGTTCACCTGGCAGACGGCGATCAGCTCGTGCCCGCCGTTGATGACCCGCCAATCCCCGGACGGCGCCGACGCCCGCAACGCCCGCACCTGATCGTCGGTGATGTTCGGCCGGACCGCGCCCGCGACCCAGATGCCGTGCCTGTCCTCCCCCGCGTTCACGTCGGCGGCGGCGCTGTCCGTATCGTCGTAATGCTTCACGGCCCGGCCGGCGTCCGCTGACAGCGGGGCGTGCCCGCCCGCGAGGGTCAACTGCCCGACCGGCTGGTCGGTGCCTTCGGCGGTGGTCACCACCCCGGTACGGAAGTACGCGTAGTTGCTGCGAGACTTCGGCGGGGTTACGTTCCCCGGCAGGCCCGTGTGCCGCGTCCCCCATGCGGCGATGTGCCCGTACACCCTGCCGTTCGGCAGCACTTGGATCGGGGTTGGGCGCATCATCGCCGGCGGCTGGAACCAGTCCGCCGGGGGATGCGTCGGGCCGGCGGCGGCGACGAGGGCTATCAGCGGCTCGTCCAGCCTGAACGGGTCGGGCTCCCGATGGATCGTGGCTGTCATCGCTTCCCGCCTCCGCGTTCCAACTTGGCGTGGGTCGCCGGCCAAATGCCTGTGGCTATCTTGTGGAGGCTCGCGCATTGACCGTGAACCTGATGGGAGTCGTGGACGTATTTCCCCAATTCGGCGAGGCACCGGTTGTAGTCGCCGGGGGCTGTCCACGCTATCTTCGCGGCGCCGGGCCCACGCACCCAGTAGTCCTCCAACTGCCGGGGTGTCCTAGTGTGTGCCGCCGCGTCCGCAATCACCGGCACGCTGCTGGCTTTCACTGCCGCGACATCTTTGGCGAGTTGCG